CAAAATAAATCACTTTTAATTGTAGCAGAAGACATTGATAGTGAAGCATTAGCTACTCTTATTGTTAACAAAATGAGAGGTACTATTAAAGTAGCCGCAGTTAAAGCTCCTGATTTTGGGGATCGTAGAAAATTAATTATGGAAGACATGGCTGTTCTAACTGGTGGTCAAGTATTCAGTACTGAAAAAGGTATGAAACTTGAAAAATTTGAATGGAGCTGGTTTGGTGAAGCACGTGCAGTAAATATTACAAAAGATGAAACAACAATCGTCGATGGAAAAGGATCAGCTGAATCAATACAAACACGTATTGAGGAAATTCAACACCAAATTGAAAAAGCAACGTCATCATTCGAACAACAAAAACTCCAAGAAAGGTTGGCGAAATTCGTCGGAGGAGTAGCAGTAGTTCATGTAGGTGGATTAACTGAAACTGAAATGAAAGAAAAGAAAGACCGAGTAGATGATGCACTGCATGCTACTAAAGCTGCTCTTGAAGAAGGAATTGTTCCTGGAGGTGGTGTAGCATTATTATATGCTTGTCAAAATATTGAAGTTTCAGATATTGGTTCAGGAATTGTACAAAAAGCATGTGGGAAACCATTTGAACAAATTCTATCAAACGCAGGTTATGATATAGTTGAATCCCAAATGTTAGCAATGAATTTACAAATGGAAAATTCAGTATGGGATGGTTATAATCTTAAAGATAGAGATATTGTAAATATGAAAAAAGCAGGTATTATTGATCCATCAAAAGTAACTCGTACAGCATTGGAAAATGCAGCTTCAGTTGCTGGTACTATTCTCCTTACAGAATGTGTAGTTGTTGACAACCCAGATAGTAAAGATGAAGTAGATCCTATGGCTGGAATGATGGGTGGAATGATGTAAAAACTATTAGGTTATGAGTAAAACAGAAGTTATAGAAAAACTCCATGAGATAGCTCAACGTGTCCCCCCTGGGGACCGTTGGGAAGTCGATGGTGTAAAAGAAATTCAAAAATCACTTACTAACGCTTTAGAATCATGGTTTCAGATAGCTAAGGTAAAACCATCAGCATTTCGTTTAGATTTGGCTAAGGGTAAACTTTTTGCTATATTACCTGATGAAGTAGAGATAGTAGAACCAGAACCAATTAAATATTCAATTTACGGAGATGAGTAAAAAAATAAATACACTTTGGGTTGAAAAATATCGTAGTGCTGATTTAAATAGTTATGTAGGAAATGAGACAATTAAAACAACAGTCGATAAATACATTAAACAAAATGACATTCAGAACTTTTTATTCTATGGTCCTGCAGGTACTGGGAAGACTACTCTTGCTAAGCTTATCGTTAATAATTTGGACTGCGAACACCTTTATATTAATGCCAGTGATGAACGTGGAATTGATACTATTAGAGATAAAGTCTCAAGCTTTGCAGGTGCAGCATCGTTTGCTCCCCTTAAAGTAATTATTTTAGATGAGGCCGATTTCTTAACAATCCAAGGTCAGGCTGCTCTTAGAAATGTAATAGAAACTTATTCACGTACTACTCGTTTTATATTAACTTGTAATTTTGTAGAACGTATTATTGATCCTTTACAATCTAGATGCCAAGTACTTAAAATTGTTCCCCCTTCAAAACAAGATATTGCTTATCACCTTGTTAATATTTTTAAGCAGGAAGAAGTTGATTGTGCTGCTGATGATTTAAAACTAGTGGTAAACCAGTTTTATCCTGATTTACGTAAAATGCTTAATACTCTCCAATTATCAATCCAAGATAATGAAGTAGTATTAGATAAATCTATACTTGTATCATCTAATTATATGGCTCAAGTACTTAAAGAATTAAAAAATGCTAAACCGAATTGGAGAGAAATTAGACAAATTATCGCTAATGCAAATGTCAGTGATTTTGAGGAACTTTATCGTTATTTGTATGATAATGCTTCTGTATACGCAAATGGAATGGAAGGAATGGTTGCTATTTACATCAATGAGTATAGTTATCAGTCTAATTTCCGTATTGATAAAGAAATTAATGCGATGGCACTCATCCAAAAATTAATAGAATTAAAATGAAACGATTCTTAGAACATAAATATACCAAATTATTATTTAGTCTATCAATTATGGGCTCAGCTATACCTTCTATATATGCTGATTTTACTACAGGACATAGTGGTACCTGGACTCATTATGGAATGATAATAACTGGTATTTTGTATTTCATAGAATCATCTTTATGGACTTTAGATTTATGGAAAAAGAACAATTAAAAAAAGCACTTGAATATTATGAAGTTTTAATCTTTGAAAATAAAGATTATGATACAAATGACTTCTATAATTTAAAAAGAGAATTACTAAAAGGTGAGCATTTAGATTTAATTCAAATTTTTGAAGTGCTAGAAGCTATGGTTGAAAAAAGACATAACGATCTTATGAACCGTAGATTAAACCTATTAACTGTATGGTCTACAATATTTCTTCCCTTATCATTTTACACTGGACTTTGGGGAATGAACTTCGATGACGTACCTTTAATATCAGATGATAATGGATTCTGGATTTTTACAGGATTAACAATAATTACAATAGGAGCAATGTTTGCCTACTTTAAAAGAAACAAATGGATTTAATAAATTAATAAAAAACAAATGAATCAAGCACAACAACCTCAAATTGATTTGAGTAAAACAACATCAGTCGAAACTCCTAGTGGATCTAAAATTTGGCAACAAGGAGTAATTTTACGTAAAGTATCTCGTTTCGTAGTAGGAGCAGATGAAGATGGTCTTATCCCAATTCCAGTATTTTACGATTCAGAAACCGGAGATATCTTATTAGATACACTACCTAAAGAATTAAGAGAAGAATATAAGTAATGAATTTATTCGATTGGCTTAACGAAATTACTTATACTAAACGAGATTGGAATTCCTTTACTGAGGATGAACAATCTTCGTTTAGTCCTTATATTGTACATAGGTACGTAAGCATGTATTATGGTTATGTTGATATAGCGAATATTGCTCAAAAGTTACCAATGACTGAGAGTGAAAAGATTTATACTATATATAAAACTATGTTGCCTAAGAAAAAAATGTTTTTAAAATATATTAAAAGTAAAAACAAAAAAAGCAACAAAGAATTACTCCAATATATCTCAGAATATTTTAAATGTTCCTTTAGGGAAGCTGATAATTATATTACTATACTGAAAAATAAAGGAGTTAAAAGTATCCTAGAAGAAATGGGAATTAACGAAAAAGAAATTAAAAAATTACTAAAAAAGTAAAATTATGAGTAAACTAAGAAACATGCTCTACACATCAGCAACTGCCGATAAATCCAAAGCCCTATTAACTCTAGATCTTCTAGAAAACAGCCCAGCAGGTATTGGAGATCACTCAACAGAGGATTTTTATAAAAATGCTGAAGAAGCACTTGCTATGTTAGCTGATGCTGATGAGAGATTAGAAACAATAGAAAAATATTTAGACAAAAAACAAGTTATTTAAATAAAATGTCAGAAAAAACAACAATCGAACATCCTGATTGGGAAGTAACAACAACAGGACAAGAAAAACCAGACTATATAACAGGAACTTATCCTGAGTCTAAAGCAAGTTATGATGAAATTATAGGTTCAACTGTAGGTGATTTTGAAAAAATATACCCTGAACTAGCAAAAGAATTTAAACAAATCCAGAAAGAACAATATGATTTGTTTGCTGGAAAAATGTTAGATTATGGATTAGGAAATATTGCTTTAGGGTCTACACTCACAGAAGATGAAGATGTACAGTGGTCATTGACTGGTATTTGGTTGCGCTGTAACGACAAGATAAACCGCCTGAAAAACATGCTTAATCGCAAAGGTAAAAATTATGTTAATGATGAACCCATGATTGATAGCTTTATTGATATATCAAATTATGGAATTATTGCCCAATTAGTGATGAGGGGCAAATGGAAGAAATAATTTTATTTGGTTACCTTAATCCTATTTCGTATATTATAGGATAAATAAATTGAGAAAAATTTGGAAATAAAAGATTTTCTTATTATTGGACATCCAAGAGGAGGAACTACATATAGTTCTAAATTATTTAAAACTTTTGGTTTTGCTGTAGGTCATGAAGCTGTTGAAACTAGTGGAATAGCTTCATGGTGTTTTGCCTCTGATCAAGGATGGAATTTTTGGACAGATAAAAAGAGAAAAAATGAATATTCTTTTAGGTGGACTTTTTTAAATGTTAGGCATCCTTTATCTGTAATAAATTCAACAATCCAAGAACATAAAGGAAGTAAAGATTCATTAAATTTAGCTCAAAAATGGGGTAATTTTAAAATTACTGCTATTGATGAAATTGAAATAGCTGTTGAACGGTATTTAAAATGGGAAGATGTTTTATGGAATAATAATATTGATTATTGGTTTAGAGTAGAAGATCAACAAAAATATGTTTATGATACTTTAAAATTTTTAAAATATAACCCTTATTATCATCTGGGAGAAAATAAAATAAATGAACATACTATCCCTCGAAATATTAATACTCGTAAAAAACAATTCCCCCCTATTACTATTAATGACATCCCAGACCAATATAAAAAAATAATTAAAGAAAAAATCCATTTTTATGGATATAAATAAATCAAAGTTTTGGCTAAAAAAAAGATACCCCAAATTGTAAAAGAAATAAGGAATAGACCTAATAGGGAAGTTAATTATGCTACTGAAAAGGCTATTTCCTATTCTCAAATGTCAATGTATAGGAGTTGCCCTAAAAAATGGTCATTACATTACAGAGATGGTCATAAAATATCTGAACAGAGTATTCATATGACCTTTGGAACAGCAATACATGAAGCTATTCAACATTATTTAGATATAATGTATGAAAAAAGTGCAGCTGAAGCTAATAGAATGGATATTGAACAATACTTTGAGGATAGCTTAAGAAAGACTTACCTTAATGATTATAAAAAGAACAAAAATGTTCATTTTAGTGATCCTGCTGAAATAAATGAATTTTATGAGGATGGTTTAGAAATTCTTAGAACATTTAAAAAGAAAAGAGGACAATATTTTTCTAAAAAAGGATGGCATTTAATACAATGTGAGTTACCTATACTAACTACTCCTGATCCATCTTACAATGATGTTTTATATAGAGGTTATTTAGATATAGTAATGTATCATGAACCTACAAATACAATAAAAATCCTTGATATTAAAACATCTACCAGGGGGTGGAATGCTAAAGCTAAAAAAGATGAAGATAAACAATTCCAATTAATCCTATACAAAAAATACTTTTCAGAACAATATAATTTCCCAATTGAGAATATTGATATTGAATTTTTTATTGTAAAACGAAAGTTATATGAAAGTAAGGATTATGTAATACCTCGTATACAAACTTTTAAACCTGCATCTGGTAAAATTAAAATGAGTAGAGCAGATAAAGCAGTAAAAGATTTTATTAAAGAAGCATTTACACCTAATAATCAATTTAAGGATGACATAATGACCCCAAATCCCTCAAAATGGAATTGTACATTTTGTCCTTATAAAAATAAAAAAGAATTATGTAATGTGGGTATTTCTTAAAAATCCATACATACGTATATATAACAATTAATTAAAAATAAAGATTATGAGTAAAAAAGACATGACATTAACCTCGGTTAAAGTCCAATCCGAATTATTTGAAGAGTTTAAAATATCTTGTGTAAGATATAAGTTTTCTTTACAAAAACTTGCTGACCGTACTATTCATTTGTATCTTACTGATGAAGATTTTCGTAAGAAAATCCACAGTCATACTGATTTAGATTTGAATAAATAGTAAAATTAAGTAAAATAAAAGTTAATGAATAAAAGTTTTAAACACATCCCTAAGGATGAAAGGAAAAAAATCCTATTAATTTGTGATGATATTAGAGTACATTCAGGAGTAGCTACAGTGGCTCGTGAAATTGTAATCCATACTGCATCTCATTTTAATTGGGTAAATATGGCAGGTAGTATTAAACATCCTGAAAAAGGTAAAAGATTTGATTTAAGTTCCGATACAAATAAAAATACGGGCATCGATGATTCATCTGTTATTCTTTACCCAACAGA